AAGAGGCGGCAAGGATTAAGATACCGAAAACTAAGCCGGGAGATATCTGGCTGCTTGGCCGCCACCGCCTTTTCTGCGGTGATGCCACCAAGACGGAAGACGTCCGGCGGCTTATGGACGGCAAGCAGGCCGCAATGGTCTTTACCGACCCGCCATATAACGTCGACTACACCGGAGCCACGGAGGAAAAGTTGAAAATCCAGAACGACAAAATGCCGGATGCCGACTTCTACAACTTCCTCCTGAAGTCATATAAAAACATGTTTGACGCGGTGGCACCGGGAGGCGCCATTTATGTTTGCCATGCCGACACGGAAGGCTTAAACTTCCGCAAGGCGATGCTGGATGCAGGTTGGCTTTTGAAGCAATGTATTATCTGGGTGAAAAGTTCCATGGTCATGGGCCGGCAGGATTATCACTGGCAGCACGAGCCTATTCTATACGGCTGGAAACCGGGTGCCGCCCACATTTGGAACGGTGACCGCCGGCAAACGACGGTTATTGACCATTTCGCCGGCATTACTGCGGCCCCGGACGGCAAAGGTGTCACTCTGACCTTCGCCAGCGGCGTGGAGACGGTCGTCATCCGGGTGCCAAGCTATGAAGTGATAAAAAAGCATGACGATGCCACCACTTCAGTCTGGTGGTTTGAAAAGCCCAGCCGTAACGCCGACCATCCCACGATGAAGCCGGTGGGAATTCCCGCCCGGGCGATCAACAATTCCAGCAGGACCGGAGATGTTGTTCTGGATCTGTTTGGCGGCTCCGGCTCTACGCTGATTGCTGCCGAACAGACCGGGCGTACCTGCTACACCATGGAACTTGACCAGATTTATGTCGATGTCATTGTCAGCAGGTATATTGCCCAAGTCGGCGGCGATAAAGACGTGTTTTTACTGCGGGACAACGTCAGGATTGCCTACAGGAAAATAATAGCTGACGACAGGCAACAATCAGCTTGACTTCCTGTGCGTGTCATGGCGTAATGTGTCATGACAAAACAGCAGGGAGGTCAGTTCCGTGGAAAAAGACAGCTTCAGATTTCAAATGAAAGTTGCCGGCCGGGAACGAAAAGAAGTAGCCGGACTCATCGCTGGTCATTTCGGGGTGCAGGCGGTGTACCTGGGAGCGCCGTGCTTCGAGTATCTTATAACAGATACCGCCAGCCGTGAATGGCGTATTGACAAATCCGGCGCTATTATTACTCAGGGGCGATCGGAAGATAATGCCGCGGAAATGTTTGCGGTCCTCAAAACGCTCGCAGATAATGGGGTAGAAGCTTCCGGACAGGTGGCGGTGACTCTCTCTGTAGAAGGCCATAACGGCGTTTCGCTGCGCAACCTGGTCAATATCCTGGCTGCCAAGGAACGGCTCATCACCAAGGCGATGGGAGTTGCCGGCCAATCTTTCATTGCTCCGCCGGTGGTGGCGGCAATCAACGCCGCCCGGCTCAGAACCGCCGACGATTTCCTTGAGGCTGCCGGCGGCGAAGGATGTCCAGGCTTCGAGATCACCAAGGACAATATAACTTTCCGATGGTTCGCCGCCACGCTGATCCCGGACGCCATCCGGGCATATATCCAGTTTGCCTTTGCAGTAAATAAAATGGCGCTGAAGCAAAAGCATTCCTCGCCGCATGAGACGGACACGAAAAATGAGAAATACACTTTCCGGGTTTGGCTGCTGCGGCTTGGTTTTATCGGTGAAGAATACAAATCCAGCCGGACACTGTTCTTGAACCGGCTTAGCGGTAACGGTTCCTTCAGGACAGCAGAAAAGGTGCAGGCAGCGGCTAAACGGCGTAAGGAACGGTCAGCGTAATAAGATAGCGAAAACAACAAGAGTTTACTGTGCTTTTCAATTGATAAAGGCAGAAGGAGGTCAGACGGTGAAGTACGCAAAAGGAACAGCGATTATAGTCTCAGGTAAAGAAAATTACATGGTGGTTGGGAAATGGCACGATGCTTATGTGCTTGCTCCACAGGATGATGACAATACAGAGGTTCTTCTTTATACGGAGGATGAGATTCGGGACGAAATTACGGCGGGCCGGTTGTCATTGAAAGAATAAGCGAATAACAACACAGGGAAGCCATATGCGGCTTCCTTTTCTTTTGGAGAAAAACGGAGCTGATAACCGGTGGCCGGTGAATGGGGCCGTATCATAAACGGCAGGAAGTGTGTTTCAACTTCAGACCTCTGTGAACTACTCGGTATCGATAAATCAACCCTGACCTACTGGGTTAACAGCGGCTGCCCGAAGGAGGACCACGGCTGGTGGTGCCTGGGCGACGTCCTTCGCTGGCGGGGGTTGGTGGGCGGAGGCATCCGGACCGAGGCCCAGGCGGAAGCCATCACTTTGCGGGAACAAAAACTGAAAGCCGACACTGACTTAAAGAAACTTGCCGCCGCCTCCGCCGCCATCAAACTCGGGGAACTAAAAGGAAAGTATATCAGTACGGAAGAAATCACCGATACCCTGCAGCGCTTCTTCATTATTCTCAAACGTTCGCTTACAACTTTGGGCAGACGGATATCGGTAGAGGTTGCCGCCCACGTTGACCCGGTAACCGCAAGGAGGATTGAGAAGATGGTCAACGAGGTTGTTGTTGATGGACTCGAACAAATCAGCATTGACGGAGTCTATACCTCACCGCGCCGGTCAAAGAAAAAAAGTACGCCTTGAATGGCCGGCGTGGCTCAAGGATTCCTTTACCGTACTAAAGCCTCCCGACCTTCTGACCGTCAGCCAGTGGGCGGACAGGTTTAGGATACTTGATGAAAAAACATCCGCCGTGCCCGGCAAGTGGCAGACCGGTCGTACACCTTACCTGCGTGAAATCATGGACGCCTTTACCGATCCGGATATTGAAGAAATCATCTTCTGCAAGGCGTCACAAATCGGCGGAACGGAAGCCATATTAAATATCCTGGCCTATATCATCGCCCAGGACCCCAGCCCGACGCTTCTGGTCTACCCGACCCTGGACCTGGCCGAGTTCGCCAGCTGCAACCGTATTCAGCCCATGGTAAACCTGATCCCGGAGACCGCCGCGCGGTATAGCGGCAAGGACAGCAAAACGCTGGAGCTGCAGTTCGACGGGATGTACCTGGCCCTATCCGGAGCCAACTCGCCGGCGTCCCTTTCGTCCCGGCCGATTCGCTTCCTGCTTCTCGACGAGGTAGACAAGTACCCGCCGAACGCCGGCAAGGAAGCAGACCCGATCAGTCTGGCACGTGAACGCACCAAGACCTTTCATAATAAAAAGATTGTCATGACGTCCACCCCGACTTTACAACCCGGGGCCATCTGGCAAGCCTTCGAGAGCGCCGACGAACGGCGCTATTTTTATGTGCCCTGTCCCCATTGCGGCGGAATGCAAATTTTGAAGATGAGCAACGTCCGCTGGCCGCAGGATTTACGAGACCCGGCCCAGGTCAGGGAGACGGCATGGTATGTTTGTGAGCACTGTCAGGGAATCATCCGGGATCACAATAAACAGGACATGCTGCAAAAAGGGCATTGGAAATCCGACAGCATGTCGGGGCGCGTTTCAAGGCGAATCGCCTTTCACCTTTCCAGCATCTATTCCCCCTGGCTTTCTTTTGGCGATGTTGCTGCCGAGTTCTTGAAGTCCAAGGAATTCCCTTTTCTCCTCCAAAACTTTGTAAACTCCTGGCTGGCCGAACCCTGGAAGACCGAGGCCAAACGCTTTAACTCCGATCTGGTGCTGGAAAAGCGGACCACATATCCGAGAGGCACCGTCTACCCCGATGCCCAGTTAATTGTGGCCGGTGTCGACGTTCAGTTAAACCACTTCTGGTGGGGAGTGCGTGCCTGGGGGCCTGACCTTACTTCGTGGCTGGTGGATTATGGCCGGACGGAAACCTGGGCGGATATTGAAACCATGTTGAGGCGCCCTTATCCGATGAACAAAACCGGCGAAGCCATATATATTGCAAAAGCCTGCATCGACTCGGGGTACAACACCGACGAGGTATATAAATTCTGCGCCTTCAATCAGGACATCTGTGTACCGACCAAGGGCTCGTCGCGGCCGCTTCGCTCCCGCTATGTGCAGACAAAAATCGAAAAAGACATGGCGCTGGGTTTGATTCTATATATCTTCGATCCCAATCAGTTCAAGGATTTCATTGCCGGCCGGCTGGCCCGTGAAGTCGATACGCCCGGCGCCTGGATGGTGCCGGAAGATATCGACAGGCTCTATGCCGACCAAATCGTGTCCGAACAAAAAGTCGAGCGTAAAAGCAGGTCAGGCGTCGTTACCTATGAGTGGGCAAAGGTCAGCACCCATGCCCAGAACCACCTGCTGGATGTTGAGGTGAACGCCGCCCTGGCGGCTGAATTATGCGGCGTGAGATATTTGCAAAAAGTTCCGGTTGTCAGGCACATGCCGGAGCCGTCACCAGGGCCGAAGCGGAATGGGTGGATAGGGGATACAAGCAATTGGCTGAAGCGCTGATGCCTAAGCGATGACGACAATGGATAACGACAAAAAAGGAGGCGGGACGGGAAGATGAGTGCCCAAGATTTACTGACGCAGGTCGAGGCGGCAATTGCCGCGCTGCTCGCCGGCGCCGAGGAACTGCGTATCGGCTCCCGCCACTACCGCCGGACAGACCTGGATAAACTCAGGGTCATGCGGCAGAATCTGCGGGAGGAAGTCTTCTATGAACAATTATCGCCCGACAAGGCGACCAGGGCGTATGCCGCCTGGCCCGCTCGCCGGGGAGGCATGCCGCCTTGGACTTCCTTGAACGAATAGTGTCCTGGATATCGCCGAAGGCCGCCTTTGAGAGGCAGGCATACCGCGAAGCGCTCGAGATCAAAGAGCGCCAGCGGCAACTGCGCCGTAATTATGACGCTGGCGTGGTTAACCGGTTCAATAACCGCTGGAACGCAGCCTGGGGCAGCGGCGAACTGGTGGACAAGCCATATCGGCAGCGGCTGTTTCTGATCGCCCGGGACATGGAGCGTAACAACGACATTGCAAAGTCCATCATCAATCCCTTCGAGCGCAACGTCGTCGGCCTCGGGATCAATGTCCAGGCCAAAACCGAAGACGATTCCATGAACCAGGAGCTCGAAGCGGTGTGGGCCGAGTGGTGCGAGCAGGCAAACTGTGACGTGAGCGGGCAACTGACTTTTACCGAAATTGAAAGGATGAATATCAGGCGCATCATCGTCGACGGGGACGTTGCGGTAGTCAAAATCTACGATCCGAAAGCTAAATTCATCCCGTTCCGCCTGCAGCTTATCGAAGCGGATATGTTCGACACCACCTTGATTGAAAATAGGGCTAACGGCAACCGGATTTATTCGGGCGTCGAGGTTGACGCCACGCTAAGGCCGGTGGCCTATTGGTTCCGCCAATCCACGCTGGATAACTACCTTTACAACGTAAAATCCGTGCGTATTCCAGCCGAACAGGTCATCCATCTCTTTACTAAGCAGCGGGTAACGCAGGTTCGTGGCATATCCTTGCTGGCATCCAGCATTGAATCCATCCAGGATATCGGCGACTATCTGGAGGCCGAGCGGGTAAAAGCGCGGATATCCGCATGCTTTGCCATGTTTATCGAAACCACTCCCTCTGGACTAGCCGGCCGGATCGGGCAAATGCCGCAAGATTACCGTAAACAGCGGCGCGATTACCTGGAACCGGGCATGATGGAATACCTGCTCCCAGGAGAGTCGATGAACGTGGCCAGTCCGTCCGGTATCAACACCAACACCCGCGATTTTGTCCAGACCAACTACCGCATCGCCTCTGCCGGCCAGGGGCTCAGCTATGAGTCGACGAGCCGTGATGTGTCCCAGGTCAGCTATTCCTCCGCGCGGCACAGCGCCCTGGAAGACCGGCGGACTTACCAGCCGGTGCAGCAGTGGCTCATCGAACATTTTTGCCGTGATGTGTATAAAGAGGTCATTACGGCGGCCGTACTCTGCGGCCGGCTGGACATTCCTGATTTTTTCACTAACCAGCGAAAATATCTGAAACATAAATGGCTGCCGCCGGGCTGGGACTGGGTAGATCCGTTGAAAGATGTGATGGCGAGCAAAATAGAGTACGCCCTGGGGCTGACGACATTGGAGCAGCTTTGCGCCGAACGGGGCAAAGATTACAAAGATATTATCGTACAGCAGGCCAAGGAGCGCGAACTGCTGAGAAAAAACGGCATAAATATTGACGCTGCAACCGGTGTTGTCAGAGTGCAGGTAAAGGAGGAAAACGGCAGAGATGGAGAAACAGACTCCGCAGAGACGGCTTAACCGGGCGTTTTACCGGGAAATACCGATTGATCAAGCGAGTATCGACACCGAGAACCGTATAGTGCCTGTGTCGTTTTCAAGCGATCAGCCGGTACAGCGATATGACTGGTGGGACGGATACTACAACGAGATACTGGGCCATGCCAAGGGTAATGTCGATTTGACACGGCTTAGGGATATCGGCGTTGTCCTCTTCAACCACGATCCAAATCAGCCGATCGGGAAGGTGTTGAATCCGGCACTTGACAGCAAAGCAAGGAAAGGCACGGCGCTGCTCCAGTTCGACAGTGATCCCGCCAGCGAAATTATCTATCAGAAGGTCCTGAACGGCACCCTCAAAGGCGTCTCCGTCGGCTACCGGGTAACGAATTGGGAATCACTTGACATCGGCGAAACCTCGGCTGACGGGCTTTATCAAGGACCCTGCGAAATTGCGCGGAACTGGGAGCCGTTTGAGATCAGCATCGTCAGCGTGCCGGCCGATTCTACGGTTGGCGTTGGTCGCAGTATAGAAGACGTGGAGCGGAAAATTGCTGAAACAATAGAAAAAGTGATCGAACGGAAAATGCCCAGCCGCGAGGCCCCGCCGGAAGACAACCCGGACGGGGCAATTTTATTGCCGCAAGCCGGTGAAATGCCGACAGACACAAAGGGAGGAGGAGATAAGATGGCGGACAAACCCAGCAATCAAACGGGGCAGGTTGTCGACGAGCGGACAATCAGGGAAGAAGCCGCGAGGAATGAACGCGCCAGAGTGACGGAAATTCGCGCCATGTTCCGGGCGTTTGGCGATCAGACCGGCCTGACGGAGGATGAATTCATCAACAACGGCGCTACAGTGGAAGAAGCGCGCAAGGCCGTTATGAATGACCTCGCCAAACGTAAA